CACGATTGAAGCTCTTCCAACTGGTGGATTACCTCCATTAGCAAACATTCCAGCAATAGGATTAGCACCACCTAAAAAACTTGATGCTTTATTACCAACAAGACCTCCTCCTCCACCACCAAACAACCCACCTAAAGCATTTCCTAAGAAGTTACCAATACCAGACACTGCACGTTGCATTGCAACTTCAACAAGCTTTCTTTTTAAATCATTTAATACACCAATAGCAGCTTGAGCTAATGTTTTTGTTCCCATCACCGCATCAGTAAGACCTGACACAATACCCTGTTCTATTCCTTGACCTATCTCCATAAATTTCTCTTTTAACTTATCAGCTTCACTTTTTACATTTACAAGACCTTCAGATAATTTTTCTGTACCATTACTAATTGATTCCATGAAAATATTAGATTGCCCTAGATTTTGATTAAACAAATCAGAAGGAGTTAATAGCTCGGTAAAAGCAAGTGTTGTTTCTTGTGTCTTATCTTTTGTTATTTCTACAATTTGACCGTTTTTTACATTAATTTTTCTTATCTTGTTTGTTGATTCGGCTAATTTTTTTTGGGTTGTAAGCTGTTCTTTTAAACTTCTTAATTGTTCAAATGGATTAATTACGTCTATAGCTTTTTTTAAAATACCAAAATTTTTTATTAACTCATTTATTGCTTTAACTGCTGCAATACTAAAATCTAAAACATCTTTTATTTCTCCTTCTAATTCTGTTCCGATTGTTCTTGCAAGTGTGTCAATCGTATCTTGTAAAGTTGATAATTTTCCATTTAAAGTGTCTGCTTGTTTTGTAGCTCCACCGGCAAAAATACCGCCTTGACTTGTTAAATTAATTAAAGCTTGATTTACTGCATCAGCACCTATTTTTCCTTTACGCATTGCAGATTCAAATTCATCCCCTTGCAGTTTTGTAATTTTTTTAAGTTCGTCAGTTATATTGACTCCTCTTTCTAATAATTGAAGATTCTCTTCCTGTTGTAATTTACCCTTTGCTCTTATCTGACCGAAGGCTGTAGCTATACCTGTAAGGTCAGCACCAGTAGCACCAGCTACGTCAGATAGTCGTTTTGTTGTGTCAACTAACTCTTCAGTTTCAAAACCAAAAGCTTTTAATCTTTTTGTTTGTTCTATTAATTCACTACTTGTAAATGGTGTTACAGCACCAAAAGCTTGAAGTTCATCAATGATTTTATTGGTTTCTTCAAGTGACCCAGTTAATTGCTCAAGACTTGCTCTTTGGGTTTCTAGTTCTGCTGTTTTAACAAATACAAATCTTGCAGCACCAAGAACTGATACTGCGGCTAGTAATGGAGCAAACGCTTTTGTTAAAGTTGAAACACCAGTGCTTGCGGTTTTTGCTGCTCTCCCTGTGTTTCTTAGTGATCTATTGCTTCTATCTAATCTGCCTTTTAATTTATCTGTACTACTGCTTAAAGCTTTTGTCTGTTCATTTACACGCTGCAATGGTCTTATTGCATTTTGAGCATCAACTATTAACTTAACTGTCGATTGTGCCACGAATACAAATAACCTTTATTATATTCTACCTTGATTTTGCCTTTTGACGATTCATTTCTTGTTTTTCTCTTTCATTTTTAACTTCATAATATCCAGCCCAATGTATTAACTCCTCTTCCGTCATAGATTTTCTTAGTTCTTGTACAGATTTTCCTAGTTCTGTTGCGAGAAAAAACTCAAAGCTTAACCAGTTATCTCGCCTTATTCGTTTTTTGCTGTGTCAAGATCAACTTGAATATTCATCATAAATAATTCAAGCTCATTTAAAACTGTCTCAGGTAAAAATCTCTGTAAATTCTCAGCATCAGCAGAAGCAAAGGCTTTTGATCCATCTTCATTTTCTGCAAGTTGACAAAGAAGTCTTGTTGATATTGTTAAAGCGTCATCTGTTCCAGCAGCAGCTTGGGCTTGCTTTCTATCAAACCTTGTAAGTGGTGGGAAGAATATTTCTTTTAAAATCTCACCTTGAGGATTTTTTAGTTCATATTTTCTTCTAGCTGTCATCACATCACTAAAAGCTTCAGTGATAAGGTCTACGTTTCTTTTTGTCGCCATAAAAAATTAGGTACGTTAACCTAATGTACTATATAGCTGAAGTAATAGCACCGTTTGTTATGAATGAGATATTCACTACTTGAATCTCCCCAAGTGTTGCGCCATACTCAGCACCTGTAATTAATCCGGCGAATCCTATCTTTTTAGAAGCTGTAGCTGAATCAGGGAATAATTCAAATAATGCATCGCCAGCATCCCCTGTTGTAAATACATCATCTATAAAAGCTTGGTAGTCTGAGTTACCACTAGCATCATATAAAAGTTCTGCTGAACCTTCGCCACTGATTAAACCACCGATAAAAGTCTTTGAAGTTGCTCCCATCGCAGTAGTTTCCATTGAGTCTTTAGAAACAGATAACGACCAAGATCGCAGCTCACCAATATTGGCTTCTGTGCCGCCAGCATTTTCAAACATTAGTTTGCCTACATCACCTTTTACAGCCATAACAAAAAAAAGAACTATTAAGTAATATATTAACCCTTTTTGGTATTATTTACATTTTTTTTTAAATTTTGTTGTTCGGCATAATACTTACGGCACTTAGGGTCCCAATATGAAGCATCTCTTCTACCTTTTACAGCTTCTACTGCGTCAAGTTGTTCTTCTGTAAGTTCCATTTAAAGATCCTCATATATTTCAAAAGTAATCCTGATTTGTGTTTGGAATTTTCCTTCAGGACTTTGTGATAGTACCTCAGGTCCAATAGGTGAATCAAAGATTACATTTGTTACTGTAATATTATTGTAAAGGTCACGAAGCCTTTTGCCAATTGTAAAGTTAGCTCCAGCACCTATACCTTCTTCTGTAAAAACGTTTAGTAATATTAAACCAACAACAGTATTGGTAGAATTAGCAGACCCGCCCATAGTCAAATAACTTCCAGATCCAAAACTTGTAGAACATTGTACAAAAGAATCTTGGGCAGAAGAATCAAAAGGCATATTATTAAAGACAACAGGAATTGCAGGGCTACTAGCAAGTTCTGTAGCAAGTCTTGCTTCTATTGTTTGTCTGACTGTATTTAAATCTGTTGCGGCCATAATTATATATTAAATCTATTTTGGATATCTGTAGCTATTTGTTTACCGATAAGCTCTGGATAACCTTTAATTGTATTTTGTCTTGTTCTATATTGGCCATCCCAACTTGGTGGCAAGCTTGTACCATAAGCAACTGGTTCTGCATATTCTACATTTGTAAAAACAGTACCAATAAAAGGCTCTATCTTATGGTCCCAAGAATTTCTTAAGTTACCAGTATCAACTGGTGTTGCTAATTTTACTTTTGTCTCCCAAGATAAAGTTGCTTTTTGTACAGTCTCAACAATTTCTTTCTTAAAGACCTCATCAACAATACGATTAATTCTTATTTCTCTTGCCATTATGCCCTCAAGAATAATTCAAAGGTTATTGGTATATTATTTTGTTGGTTTGTCACTACAGTAATAATTTTAAAAACAACAGAAGCAACTACAACTTTATCTTTTGGTGTTGGTACAAATGTAATGTCACCAGCAGATATTGTTAGTTTTTTATCCTCTGCTTGGATTAAATCATTAACTTCAGTATTATTTATATTTTCTAATAAACCTTTTACTACAGTATCACTATTACTTTCACTCACTGCGCCAGTAGCGGTATCGTAGGAGCCGTTAGTAACTTGTCTTATAGTTACACTACCTCCAAGCTTTACTAAGCTTTTAGAGGCCACTTTTTTTAAAGATGACGCAAGTCCCATTAGACACGATATGCAATTACTTGACCACTGGCCAAAGTAATACTTGTAATGATACCTTCAATCTCTGATGCAACACCCATGGTAATACCATTAACAGTTGATGAACCATTCTCTGTAATTACTTCAGATACAAGAGTCACTTCTGCAGCAGCAAGGCAATGAATTTTACCAAACCTTCCAGTATGTGCGTTTGTGTCTGTGATAATAATTGCGGCTGGGTAGTTGTAGTTTCCCATTTAGTTAACTCCTTTTAATAGCGACATTGCCGGGTCCACTTATTCGTAGACCAGTAAAGTACCGTTCAAATAGTGGTGGTACTCTATCAGCACCAACAGCACCATAAAAATTAGGTTCTACATCAAGACTACCAAGTTTTACCTTTTTGTAATCTTCAAGTCCTGATAATCCTAACCCATCTCGATTGTTATTCAAGTAAACAGCTAATATAGTTTGTGCTTTTTTAACTTGTTCTGGTATTTCTGTTTCTGAAAAATAATCTGTTGATATACGAAAAGGAAAGCCAACAGAATAAGTATTGATATATGTATCTGGTTTTCGTACACCTTGGCGAGGCCATTGTAATGCTTGTGTATTAGTAACCCTTGCTCCTAAAAATCTTTCTCGATCAACTCTGAATGCAGCAGTAAATAAAGCTCTGTTTTTATTATCATTACTAGAACCATCCCACGCAGAGACATCATCATCAAGTATTAAACCTTCAACAATAGAGTTAGCCGCATCCAAAGTGACATAACTATTAGCTGAAGCACTACCTACTGTCGCTGTTATTGTTATCGCCATTTTTTAACTTAGGTTTTCGTTTGCGTTTTGTTTTGGGTTGAACAGAAGCCACCGCTTTGGCAGCTTCTTGTTCTTTTTTTCGCTTAAAAGCAAATAACCCCATTAACCAGCCTTAAGGATTTGGTAGTTAAGTACGATTGCTTCGCCTAATGAACCAGCAGATACATTAGTAACTGTGATTGCAAAAGATCCAGCAGCAATGGTATTAGCCTGCACTAAATATGCGCCTGCTGTACCAGCACTTGCGTGATTAACAATAACAACATCACTTGCAGTACATTTTGTATTTGTAACTGCAAAAGATACTTCAGCCGCTGCTGCAAGAGCCGCGTCATCCATTGTTATAACACCAGCCACTTTACTTAAAGTGACACCTGTAGCTTTACTTGTTGCCTGCGTAACTGATCCTGTTTGATCTGAACTAACTCCAAGAGCCGTCCCCGCAGTAGCTTCAAAAACTGATGGCATAATTTAGTTACCTTTAGTCTTGTGTTGATACGTTAGTTGCCCTAACTATACCAATGTTTTTTGTCTCGTAGACTTTCGACCATTTGCCTACTGTTGCCAACTCTGTTCTTGTTGGGTTTACATCTGTTGTTGCCCATTTTGAACCAACTGGGTGGTAGCAATAATGAAGGTCAATAGCCATAGCATCAGATTTAGCCAGAATGTATCTGTCTGTCTCTGTTGTTAAACCAGCTTGCTCTCCACTAGCAACTGCGCCTTGAGTAAAGAAGTATGTACTGTACTCTGTAGATGCGCCACTGCTAACAGTAGAAACATCATCAGAAACAATAACTCTTAAACCACAATATGTAGGAACAGTATCGTTTCCAGCGCCATAAGCAGGGGCAATAGTACCACCAGAAGCAGTAGCAGAACCTCCGTTACCATCAGATGCAAGAACATAGTCAACCATCTTTCTCTCAACGAGATCGTAGTAAACCTTACTGTGCATACAAACAGCAGTTAGCTTGTCGCCTTGGTCGCCAAGAATAGCTTTTGCTTTTGCAACGTGTCTTGGAGAAAGAACAGTTGGAGTATCACCAGATCCACCATCTATTGTTAAACCAAAAAATGCTGCGTTGGAATCTGTTGTATTAACAGAACCAAAAACACCATCAAGACAAGCAAGTAAATCTTTTTGTCTTTGGTTTGCTATATAAGCACCAATCTTTTGACCGATTGCAGCCATTGGGTCAGACCCTGCTGCTAATGCTGCCAAATCCCTAGATTCAAATGCACGACCTCTATGTAAAATAACTCCGACTTGTTTGTCAGTAGAAATTTTACCGGGTGTTAATGAAGATGAATCAGATAAAACCTCAAAGTCTCCGCTTAAGTTAGCTGAGAAAAAAGGTACATTTACGAAATCACCACCCTCTGTTGCATTTAGCTCAGCCATAGGTGCAACCACACCGCTTGCGAGAAAAGAATCTCGTGCAGTAGTTTGCTCTATAACATAAGGCGTAAATATCTCAGGGATGATAATATCACTCCTTAGAACTGCCATAAGTCCACAAATTTAAAATTTAACGGTGTGGGCGTAACCCTATATGGCTCTGCGTAGCTTTGCCTTTGTTCTATACTAGCGTGTTTTGGCTATATCTCTCAACTTTTGCCATGTTTCTTTGCCATGAACTTTATAAATGCGTCCTTGTTCTCCTAAATTTTCTGTTTCTCTAAGGAAAGGTTTTATCATATCTTCAGAAAAACTTGTTGAAGATGGTCTAGAAATAGGCGCACCTCCTCCACTTATAGGTTTGTTTTTTAACAAGTAAGGCTTTTCTTTTTCTAATTTATTTTTTACATATTCTGCTACTGGTATTTGTTCATACCCATCAACAACAACAGGTTGGCCATCTTTAATTTGTATCTGGTCTTTAGGAATTAAATTATTTAAGACCAACTCTGGATCGTGTGTTATTTCAGATAAAGCTTGTATTGCTGGTGTTATTAGTTCCAGTTCTTTGTTTCTTGATTCTAAAGTTTCTATCTTTTTTTTATCTTCAGCAGAACGATCTCTATACTGTTGTTCTAAAGCTTGCGTTGCTTCTGTATACTTTCCTTCACTCTCTAATTTTTCTTGATCTATTTTTTGTTTAAATGCTAACAAAGCATCATAGTCTTCTGGAACAACCTTTTCTTCTTTTTGATTTTTTAACTTACCTATTAGTTCGTAGTTCTTTTGCTCTAACTTCTTGACTGATTCTTTTAGCTGTTCAAGTTCGTTAGGGTTAACAGGTGGCGTAGCCACTGTTTCGTTTTCTTCTGCCATAAATAAAGCGTAACTTTTTTTTTAATATATCAGATAATCTACCATTTAACCTTATCAGCCCAATATGCTGCACTTGTTTTACCTTTAGCAATATTTTTTGCGTGTCTAGCTTTAAAAGATTTTCGCTTTGCTTTATCAGCATCTGACTCGCCTTTTCTTGGTGGCTTAGTCTTTGCACCTTGCATACCAAAACGTATTAATTTAAATCCATCTCCTTGCTTTATAACAACAGCATGACTCTTACCACTTTTATGACTAGGTGTTCTGATTGGTTTATCAACACCAGCAAATGTATGTCCACCTCTTTCAATAGCCATTATTTTCTATAACTCCTATAGATAGCCATATCAACCGTTCTTGCTTTATCTCCTCTCATATAACTGTTAACTCTACCCATAGCCCAAGCTGCCATTGGTACATTTCTTGAGCCGCCAGACAAATAAGCACCTTGACCTTTTCTGTAAACTTTTGCAAGCTCACCATATTTAAACTTAGTGCCTTCAGCCTTTTTCTTAAGACTATTTTTTGTTGCGGCGTTTAGTGGTTTTCTTCTGCTTTTTTGTGACATCTTGGGCAACCCTTGATTTTTGTACAGCTTTTATATCAATAAATGCACCTTTTTTATATAGTGCTGCTGTTTTTTTTATTTCAGCGGCCTTTGCCGATCTATTCTTTGTACCCGACAAGTATTTTTTTGCAATACCTGTTTTTTTATCCTTAGGAACCTTTCTTAGCTTTCGCATTTTTTTTCGGTTTACAAGTTTGGGCCGCCTGTTTTGCTTCAGACAACCTTTCTGCTAATGTTTTCGCCATCACTTTTTACCACCTTTTTTTACTTTCTTTTTCTTTTTAGGCGGTCTGCCTACTTTGGAACCATAAGTTCCTTTACCCATTGGCATAGTTTTAAAGCAACTACATTAATAATAACTGTTTTTATGCCTTAGGGTATTTTTCAATTAGATTTTTTAAACTAAGCTCTGTTCCATCATCTTTAATAATTAACCGTAAAGCCTCTCTTGGACTCTTTCTTTTTTTATCAATTAGATAATTAAAAAATCTTTTTTTGTTTCCCAGTGCTTTCTCTTGTATTGAAGGATTATCTTTTAACCACGTTGCATAATTAGTATTCTGCGGAACTCTACCAGTTGCACTTGGTCTGGTATCAGGGAACTTACGCCTTAAATCCTCATCATCAATAATAGGAACAGTGGTAGACCTACAATTAAAATGCTGTGGTGGTAATGGTCCTTCATTATATTTAAAAGTTCGTCCATCTAAGTTTCCACAGATGGTACTTGTTCTTGCATCTAAAGTTGCGACATATTCATACCTTTGGGTAACATTGCCATTAGAAGCATAGGAAGCTTGACTTACCGCATTTTGTACTTGGTTAACAGAAGTCCTAACAATAGTCATAACTTGCGTGTTGGCTAACTTCATCCCATCGCCAGCCGCTAACCTTTGAGCCTTGGCAGTCATCTCTTGATTACGACCAAACTGCAAACGACCTCTTAATCTTTTTGCGATCTTTGGTATAGATTCACCTTCTGTAATACCAATACGAATTTGACTTGATATTAGTTCCGCTTGTTTTGTAGAAATACCACGAAATGCTTTTGATACAACTTCGCCACTAGGTAATGTAATAGCAGAACCTTTAGCAGCAGTAAGGTTAAATGTTCTTTGTACAGTTGGTTCTAAATTATTTGGTAGGGTTAATATATTTACTTCTGTAGGATCAGTCATAACAATACTTCTTGCAAAGTCTGGTGAGACTTGTACCGTATTTACATTTACAGCACCTACTGGTAAAACTTTTTGTAATTCATCAGCAATAAAACCAGATTGAAATACAGCTAAACTTTGTAGCTCATCAACCATCAAAGCAGAACTACTTGTAGACCAAGTTTCTAAACTTTCTTTCATCTGTACAAGCATTGACCTTATTCTTGCGACTGTTGCTGGTGCTGTTACTTCGTCAATAGTTGCTAATTTATTCGTTAAATCTAAAATTACATTGTTGTAATTCGTAATAATTCTACGAGCAACTTGGTTGCTGTAGCGGTTCAAGTCAATCGCCTCTCTGTAAAAAGTTTCAGGTGTTGACATTACTTACAATAAAGATATTATAGTTTTGAGACAACAAAACATAAACTCGCTTTCCTGAGGCGGGTTTTTTTTATGCAGCATCTTGTTCTGGCTCTGCACTCTCTTCAGGCTCTTCGGGTTCTACCTCTTCTTTTGGTTGCGCCATTTCAATAAGACCACCATTTTGTGTTGTTTCTAATTCTTCCTCAACGTCAAACTCATCTCCAAGAACCTCGCCCTCAGTAAGTTGATCAAGTAATGTTTTCTGAGTAATAGATCCAGAAGTGTATAAAGTAAGTAGTGCTTGTATTTCTAATGGCTCTAATCTTTGTGATAGGAAGTCTCTATTAACAAAACAACTACCAGCTTCTGAGTTAAGGTACTGGCCATGGTACATAAGACAGTTATCAATCATGTCTTGCATCTGTTGGGCTACTACCATCATTGTCGAATCGCCTTGCGATCTATCAATACGTTTTGCTTCTGCTGTTTCTGCTGATAACTTTTGTCCGAGTACTGCCGCAAGACCTAATTCATTTATCTGGCTTTCTAATCTGTCTAATCTTCTAAACTGAGCATCATAACTCTTACCATCTGGTTCTATATATTCAGCCCGACCATCTGCTGGAAATGCAATAGCCTCTCCGGGTCCAGCACTAACCTCTTCAGCATTTTGTGGAAAGCCATAAAAGGCAAGCATTGGTACTGCGGATATATGTAATTGGTTATCAAGATCAGATTGTATTTGGTATGCTTTTAAATTTAATTCTGCAATATCAGCCATTGGTGGTCTTGATTCTAAAAGATTAACTCTGTTGGAATAAGCAACAGAAAAAGGAATTTTATCCAAAGGCATGGTACCTTCATCTACCTTTACAAATTTTCCTGTCTTAGCTTTTCTATGTATTTCAAAATTGCCGGGGGTTAATAACCTTACTTGCTCAACAATCTTTTCTCCATAAAGACCATCTGGCTCTGATACCTTTTCTAGAAGTCTTAACTGAGTAAATTGTAAAGAACCATCTACCATATCTGTTCGCCAGCCAAGAATATCTCTTGGTGTATAACTAACCCAGTATGGTCTTGCATTAGATCCTGTTGCTGGTGCATCTACCAATACTCCGATATGACCATAACGAACCATCTTGCGAGCAGTCTCATAAGTCCAGACATTGAGATCATTTCCCTGCAAGTCAACATCAAATAACATCTCTCTAATATCGTCTGCGGTATCACTTAGCCTTACTGGTTTACGAGTTAACATACCAGCCAACATTCTTTCTAATCTTAAGAAGTAAGGTGGACAAACAGAACGAGCTAATCTATTGTCATAACTCTCATCTAATTCTCTAGGTTCTTGCATAAGATATTTTCTATGCTTTGCCCTCATCTGATATGTACCGCCTAACAAATCTTCAATCAACATCCAATGGGGTTCTTGTTGGTACCAATTACTATTAGGGTCATTTATCTCAGTGCCACTTGTTGCTGTCTGTCTGTTGTAATGGTTATACCCTGAGTACACTTTTCGACTCCATAGTTTGTTTATAGTTTAGACAATAATCTTAATAAAGCCTAATACCAGTTTTGCGACCAGCGGTCATATGTAAGGGATTGAACAATCGCCAAGTAATGTAACCAAGGGCATCATTCATATGATCGTACCCTGCATCTTTGTCTGGTTCACCTCTTTCGTTATAACTTTGTAATTCTAAACATTCAATGAGTTTTATTGCCTTTCTAGAAATCATTAACCTAGTTTCATTCTTACCATTTAATAATAAACCTTGAACAGAGTTAACTCTATCCCTTACAGGGGGATTAGATAATGCAGACTGATTAACAAAACCATAACTTTCTAATATTTGGATGTCGGTCTTTGAAGCATTTGTACTTCTGTTGCCACCTGACGCATCAGGATATACATAAATTTTGTTGAAAGGGTACCTTGCTTTAATTTCTTTAGCAATGGTATGTGTGTCGTGACTTTTTGCGATTTCATCTATAACCATAAATTTATTACCAACTGCCACACCTATTACTGCATTCATATTGCCAATGTTAAAGTCAATCCCAATCCTTAATGGTTCATTATCATCTACATAAGGGTCATTCTGTAAAACATGGGTATTGCGATTAAATTTGTCATATACTTGGCCGGTTGTTAAATTGCAGAAGTTACCGTTTAAGTATGCTTGTATTAGCTGTGGAGGGTAGTTTTCGAGTAATGAATCAATAAATCCGTCTGGAAGATAAGGGTTATCTGCTGTTCTTGCTTTTATTAACCTAGTGTCCTCTTTGGCGTTTTTTTCGAAGGTATCAAACGCCCATGAATGACCTTCTGGTGTAGTAGTCGTATAAAACTGCTGTACATTACCTGAGCGCAGTCTAGCAAGTGCCATGTTCATTGCTTGTTCGGCATCACGTTTGTTTACCGTATCTGCCTCATCAAAACCAACAGCGCATAAGTTTTGGCCACGCAATCTTTGATAGGTAAGAATTGTCCTTAACAAGATCGTATGCACACCTTCTTTAAATTGCAGTTGGTACTCCGGCAATGGACTAACTCTAAATGTATAAGGTATTTTCCACTCATCTAACAAATCATTCATAGTCCTCATAAGAATATCCCGAAGCATTGCAGAAGTTGGTTCAAAGATTGCTGAGATATGACCAACATTCATTGAAGCTAACAATACAGATTTACTTACAAGTGCATATGTTTTACCGGCACCAAACCCACATACAAGTGCTAACTTTCTATGCTGTGTATCTGCGCAAAACTTTTCTTGATGCGGTAATAAATTAGAGGTAATTCTATCTTGGACTGCCTTTGCAGTAGGTATATCAAATAGACCATCGCCAAATAATACATGGCCTTTTTTAACTGTTTCAAGAATACTCATGAACAAAGATCAGCTAATTTGGCGGCTGTATTAATAGCACCTAGAGCAATATTAAGTTGTCCATTTCGTCTTGCTTCCATCTGTAAAGTACTGCACTGACTTAATAAATCAGCAATCATCTGTGGCCTTTCTATATCCCAATCTGCTCTGAGTTGTATTCTTGCTTCTTTTAAATAATTATCAACAGTTCGTTTAGTTACCCCCCAGTTAGTTGCAGCGTATTGAATACAATCAGACCTTCTACCTCCATTAGCAATTATCCTTGCGCATCTTGCAATACGCATTTCTGTTTCTGCTTGAGTTGTTAATGATGCTGCCATTATGCTGGTTTTTCTATTAGGTATCCTGAGAAATCGCCAAATCTGAACCAGTTAATAAATTCGCCAGCAAGTTGATCTTCTGTAATTGGTCTTTGTACACCTGACAATGATAATTCTTTTTCAATAATTTCATCAGCAGAAGTTCCAGATGCGGTTTTACCAGCAAGTGTAAGACGGTAGAAAACAGTTGAAGCGTAGCCACCAATTGGTTCTAACTTGTCAAAGACAATAATTGCCCCTCCGGGTTTACATTTCTCCCTTAGTCTTAGCATAAGATTAAATCTTTTGGCTGGTGGAATAAACATTAAACATAAAAATAAAACAGCAAGGTCATATTCTTTTGTTATAAAAGTTTCTGCTTTGCTGCAAACAATTTCTCCGGGTGCTTTATATAGTTTGACCATTTCTTTACTAGGTTCAATGCCGATTAAATTTGCATTTCTTTTAGTTAGAACTGGTTCTAATGCTCTACCTATATTGCCAGTAGATGCACCAAAATCATAAACAAGACCATCTTGTGGAATGTAGTGTCTGGCTACATGAAGAATTGCATTTGTTGCGAGGTCATACCAAGGCAGTTGTTCTCTTACATGGCGATCAAAACCTTGAGCAACACCAGAGGTTTCAAAAGACCAGTTTGTAGGTATGTCCATTTAATGTAATCCGGTGAGTGGATCTAGGTCTTCATCAGTAATGTCGTACTATTTATCATAACCATCAAAATCTTCTAAAAATTCATAGGTTCTTTTGTCATCTATTAAATAAAAAATCATACCGTTATAAGGATTTTTAGGAAATTTAGTTTTTAACATTTTTCTAATATTTCTTTGGCAACAGTTTCTGCAACTTTGGCCATCATCATAGGTGGTACTGCACGACCTACTCTTTCCCATTGTTGTGAGAATGTACCAGTTAATTTAAAATCAGTAGGAAAAGTACTAATTGCTTTTAATTCTTCAATAGTAAAAGTTCGAGGTTCTGTCCAATGGTATTTATCAGTACTGCCTTGCACTACAGTATTTGCAACACGAAAAGGTGATTGTTTAACATGACTATAAAACTTATTTTTGCCTGTTAATTTCATTACAGCCTTCCAAAATGAATCACCAACTTTTGTATTTTCCCAAAGCCTATAAGTCTCTGTACCTTTTACAACTTCTTTGTAGTTATTAGTTTTTTCTACGTTTGCTAAAGCATCACCAACTGTATAAAAATAAGGCAAAGGTTTAGGGTGTATAGGTGCTAAATTTAAATCTTTTCTAACACCTACAAATATTGTTCTTTTTCTCATTTGCGGTATACCAGCCCATTGTGCATCAATAATTTTGCATTTTACGTCATAACCGCAATCTTTTAATTCTTGCAAAATTCTTTTAAAATAACCTTTTGCGGTTCCGATAACTAAACCAGCAACATTTTCTGCAACAAATACTTTAGGTTGTAAACCTTTTAAAATTCTTGCATATTCATAAAAAAGATCATCAACCCTTTGTTTTGTATCACTATATTTTTTTTCTACTCCCCAGCCTTTTTCTCTTTTACCACTAATAGAAAAAGAAGCACATGGTGGTGAGCCATCAAATAAATCTAGTTCACCTTTTTTTAAATTAATTCTTTCTAGTATTTCTTCTGGTCTTATCTGTCTCACGTCATTAGAATCTAAAATGCTGTTTGGGTGGTTAGCTTTATATGTCTCCTGTGCAGCTTTTATAAACTCATTAGCATATAAAACTCTATAACCAGCCATGCGATAACCTAAACAACTACCGCCACAACCTGAGAATGTTGAGACAACATTAAAACCATTCCACTTTATGGCCTCTATCTCAGCCATTGTTGGTATATAAAAAGGTGGTTTATTAATTTTGTTTACCACTCCACTCATACCCACAGGCTGGACAACGGTGTTCGATTTCAATATCTTCGTCTATTTCTTTAAAATCTTCAGGTGCAGTTTCTTCCCTATGGTCCATTAATTCTGTTAAATCTTCTGGTTTAAACCAAGGCTCAAGATCATGTTCCATTGAAAGATGGTGCAGCATAGACGCATCCCAATCAGAAAGATCAGAGGATCTGTTATCAGCTAATGCAAGACCAACTTTTTGATCTTCAGTAAGACCAGTTCGTTTTACAGCAATAATCTCATTACCATCTGATTCGATAACACGAACATTTTCTAGGCCAGCAGCTTTTGCACCTTCTACAGTACCGTTGCCAGCTAAAACACGACCATCTTCATCAATAACAATGGATCTTGCGGCACCATATTTTTTTAGGGATTCTTCAATAAGAGTGGCAGAACGGTCAGTTCTTTTTCTAGCATTTTTGTGGTCTGCTTTTAGTTCGTTAATTTTAGTCATAGTTATTTGTTTTTTAAAATTTTAGCAATTTCAGATAAATGAGTCTCTACATCTTTAAATGTATCAACAAAAGTTGAATGTTCTGTTTGTTCAAATAATCCGTCATTTATATCTCTTAAATGTTCTGATTTTGTTTTAATAGTTTTTGTTAAATCATAAATTGAATCATTTATATTGAACAATTGGTCTCTTGTATCTTTTAATAAATGTAAAAGTCTGGTTTCAAAATCAGTCATGATCGTAACCTCTGTTAAGTTGTATTGTCCAATTTTTAAAACTTTGGAATGTGTGTCCATGTTTTTCTGTTTTACTTAATTGACCTTTTTTATCTACGGGTATTATGGTGACCCAAACATCATCAAATATCAACATATCATCTGTTCCAAGTCCATCACATAAATCAACATAAAAATCATGAATACGAAAATTTTTTCCATTTTCGTCAGTTAATAATGCCCCTTTAAGATCATCTAGTGACAATGATGACTCAATATTAAGCTTCATAGTACCTCCTTATTTTCTTTCATAGATTCGAGAATAGCCTTTTCTGAAGTAAAAGAAAACATATTGCCTATATTAGATAAATTTTCTTTGACCACTTGTATGTAGTAAGGAGTTTCTACTTCTTCTCCATTTATTTTTTTCTTTCTGAGTTCGTTCATTTCTTGGCAAGTATTCTTCCATGCTGCTTGTCTATTTAGATGTATCTGTCTTATCTTTTCTTTTTCCATAGTAATACCGATTGGTTGAGGGTCTCCTCTTAAAGTTTCTGTTGTTTTTACTTGACCACTTGATTCTCTAAAGCCTTGTTTTTCTTTATTAGTACTGCTTTCATAATCAGCATAAGCAGCTTTACAATGGCAGATTATGGCTAAATCTTGTCCACCATTAATCTTTCCATCTGCTGTTCTGTCATAGTCAGGTATGTATTGATTTATGGCAGCATCGCCATTAGTAACAATACCAGAGTCATAACAAGCAAAACATTCTACTTTAGGGATATAAAAAGTAGTGTCTCGATCAAGAGATTGTCTTCTGTAGCTTAAAGTCATAAGAGGTTAGAAAGGTAGGCTGCCATTAGGTTTATCTTTTTCCCATGGCTTTTTATTAGTTGTATCAGGTTTTTTCTGTTTGTACAGGGCATCTTTCTCATCTTTTACATAGCCCTCGTAATATTCATCCCTTAACCATCTAAAACAATTAGGAAAACAAACGGCAAAGCCACCTTCTTTTTCTGTAGCTCTTTGTTGTTTGATGGCAGCGATAAGAGAAATTTTTATATTAACTGGACTTGTTCTCTTTATAGCTTTTTTCCATTCTTCCCATGCTTTAGGTTTATTTTGACCACTAGCCCTTTTTTTAATATCTAAATACAAAAACCAAAATTCTAAAAATTCTTCAGAATATTCTTTTTTAGTATTTTTTTTATTTAGTTTAATTGGATCTAGTTTAGTTGTATCTAGTTTGGTGGCATCTGCTGCTATGGGGCATGGCATTTCCTGCCATGGGGGCGTAGCATTTGCTGCAGGGGTGCAGGATTTGCCACGCCTATCAACACTAGGTTCTGGGACATTAGCTAGATGCCAGACAGTTACTTTATATAAATTGCTGCCTTGTTCTCCATTCTTTCCCATCTGGTGGGTTCTTTCTAAGAAACCTAAAGACACTAATTGGTTAACAACTTTCTGTGCTGTTCTCTTACTTAAGCAAGAATTAGCAGCGATTGTCTTTAAAGAAGGCCAGCATTGTTGGTCATCTTTATTAGCATAACTTTGTATAACCCATAGTACTGCTAGTTGATTCGGTTGGATTTTTCCTCTAAGATTTGTAGGAAGTGCGGTAAATTGATACCCCTGTGGATTAAATGACATCTTTTAAATTTTCTGTAAATGGACTTGAGGCAGCACCGCAGGGAAGTAAAAAGTATGTCGGTAAGGGTCGAATGATAGAAGTGAGTAAAAGGGTAAAACCATGGCGAGAATTGGTTAAAAGGGAAGCTAGTAAGATAAAAGAACCACCTATAAAAGGTGCTTGCTATGTAGAGGCCACTTTTCGTTTTAGAAGGCCGAAAGCTCATTATTACTCAAATGGCACTCTCCGTACAGGGTCTCCTTTAAATTTGACTATAAAACGGAATGATATAGACAAGCTTGTAAGGTCTAGTTTAGACGCTTTAAGCGGAATTACTTTTAATGATGATAGTCAAGTAACATTTCTAACAGCAAAAAAAAGATACTGTTTAGAAGGAGAAGCAGTAGGAGCAGATATTTTAGTTAAGTCACTCGAATGATAATCAGGGGATAGATCGGTCAACCTCGCAAAGACCGCCCTGCCATAACAGCTTTCAGACCCAAACTTATCAAAGGTCATCAGGCTCCCTGACTATTTTCATTGTACACACTAAACAAAAAAAAGACCCTTTGTACAGGGTAGCTTTTATAGAAAGGCGGTAAGGTGGTTCTTTAAAGAAAGATTACTTACGCTTTAATGATAACAATAGTACCTAGTCAACCTAAAAGCCTATTTGTACATAGACTTCATTTCTAATTTCATGGTTGGAGAAGTATCTGAGTATCTAGTTTTATCTGCATCTGGGTGATTACAAAATAAATCCTCATACTTTTCTATTTCGTAAAGCCATACAGATGATGGCATATTCTTACTATTACCATTTAGGTAATTTAATTTAGCAATAATTTGTTGAATAGTCATTTACTTAATCTCCTCTAACTCATTTGCTTCTACATATACACTAGCTTCGTTACCAGTTAAGCAATGAACTAAAGTATCTGTAAAATCAGTGCCAAAGATCATTACTTTACAGCCTGTTCTTTTGATAATGTGAGTTGGTTGGCCTAGTTCGTTAGTCCAAGGAAGTGTTTGCCAGTTAGTCATTTAAGCTTCGGGGGTTGTGGGATCTCTCCCTATATATCAATTATAGTATATAGTTCCCCAGTTGCTACCCTATAGTGTTCGGTTCCTTAACTGGTGCATAACCAACAGCAGTGTTTTAGTTACCACTTGTATTCAAAATACCGCAGTAGCCCTATAGCTGTATTATGGTTACCACTTGTATTTTTAATAAGCAAAATAACCAATAGCAGTATTATTATTGCCGGTTGTATTTTTAGTAAGCAAGATAACCAATAGCAGTATTATGAGTACCACTTGTATTTAAAATACAGCAGTTGGCCAACAGCAGTGTTATATGTACCGGTTGTATTAAAACACCGCAGTAGGTTAAAAAAAAAGCTGCCCGATTAAGAGCAGCTTGTATTTTTATCTACCAGACCAGACTTCCCAGACTTCTTGACCAAAATACTTGGTACATTCTTTGTCTGGATCTTTAACGTGTGGGTTAAAGTCTGACCAGTAGCTTGTTCCTTTATAACCATAAAAATTGTCTCTTACTGCATGACAGTAGGCGGCAAGCTTATTGTTATAAATAAAACGGTCTAGATTAAAACCAATGTATGCCCCATCAGGATAAAACATTGATCTTTCATCCGTTGGTCTATGTAGTTCAGTATCTAAACCTTTTGGAAAAGTTTTAGAAATGAAAGCATTGACTTGTTCGAGTGTCTTGCACTCTTTAAGCTCTAGAAAAGCTTTTTCCATAGTATGAAATTTTCGAGGTACATAAGGGACAATCTCTTGCCCTTACTACCATTATACTATATAGTTCCCCATTGTCTACCCTAGATGCACCAGAACATAAACCGAACACTTACCCTGTACATACATCTTGGGGAATGATAGTATTGATTTATAGGGCAGAGATGCTCCCAACTTCAAAAGACTAATGAACCAACCAACCCTAAGAGAAAAATACGTTCCAGTATTATTTCAATTAGTAAGAAGCACAGACATTGAAAGTCAAACTTATTATTCAATAATGAATGACTTACAAGCATCTGCAGAGGACTTTTCTCTTATAAGTACACCTTATACAGAGGATGAGTACGCTAAAAAGAGAGCATGGTTAAGACAACATAGAGAGGTGGTTAGATGACTACCTCTTTTTACGACCCAGACTCTAAAAAGCCAATGACCAAAGCAGAAGCAATGAAGCTTTTCAGGTTTATTTATAAGACTAGAGGTTACCGCAGAGGTGATGATATAGCAAAGCGTACCGAGTGGAATGATTACACCGATGCACTTTGCAAAGATGGTCTTATAACAAGCAAACAATACGACACTTGGGATCAACCTTTCTAATGACAAAGAAAGAACTTGACGAAGCAATAAGTAGGTTAAATGATCGGTACTTGTTCGACAACATGACCAATGAGTTATACCTACAACTTCGCAAAACTATTGAAACAACTTACTTAAAATCAATCTACAAAAAAGAACAATGAAACTTTTAACAAAAGAAATCCTAAAACAACTTCCAAAGCTTTATAGCCAACCAGCACATGATGACCTATCACAAGAAATGGTCTTTTATGTAAAGCTATTCACACCCGACAGTAACTGGACTTGGTTTATTGCCGAGTATGACCCAGAGACAGAAATTGCTTGGGGTCTAGTTAAAGGTTTAGAACAAGAGTATGGTTCTTTCGATATGAAAGAAATAAAAGAAATAAGAGGTCGTTTTGGTCTACCAGTAGAAAGAGACATCTGCTTTGACCCTATAAAAGAAAAAGAACTTTTACTAAAAATCTCTGAAGGAACTGATTAAATGTTCTGTAGGGCAAAAAAACTACCGCCATTTGATGTTGTAAACAAGCTTATTGCTTACAACATTATTACTGGTGTTTTCACTTGGAAAGTGAATAAATCAAATAAAAAAGCTGGTTCAATAGCTGGTCGTATAAAAAAAGGAAAAAAACCTTACAGATATATAACTATAAATAGACAAGAATGTGCTGCGCATAGAATTGCTTGGCTATTAGTTACTAAAAAAGATCCTTGGCCATACGAAGTAGACCATAAAAACAGTAATCCAAAAGATAATTATTTTATAAACCTAAGAAAAGCTACACCAGCACAAAACAGTGCGAACAGACAAAAAGGTACAAACAATACTTCTGGTCATAAATCTATAACTTATCAAAGCCACCAGACATTAAATCCATATGTTGTTTGTATACATCAACAAAATAGAAGTCATTATGTAGGTTCTTTTCCTACCTTGGAGTTAGCCATAGAAGCAAGAGACAAAAAGGGTAAAGAGTTGTATGGCGACTTTTATAACCCCTAAATGTTACCCAATTAACAAACCGTACATGGTAGGGGTAGACATTGGGGAAACCCTAGACTATAATTGAAGTAAGGGCGAGAGCCTACAACCTAAAATCTTAAATGAAAAACTTTTTTCTTTATTTAGTATTAGGTGGTTTATTTTATACCACACTTAATACTTCACTAGCAGACATGACCAAAGCAGATTGTCGTTCTGGTATACAAGCAGCTTGCATAGAGGTGGCGAAATGGTAAGAGACCTTAAGAAAATTCTTGAAACTTTAGAAGTACATGAAGCAACTCAAGAACGAATTAAAACAATTCAACTAGCAGAAAACGCTAGTATGAAAGATACTCTAAAAGCTTTATCTGTTCTTACAGATTCAGTTCAAGGTATCGCAGTTGGCTCTGCTGGTAGTATTGATTGTCTTAATGACAAGATCAATATTATTAAAGACTTTATTATCAAACAAGCAGAAGAAACTACAGACCTTAGGCTTCGCATTATTAACATAGAGGACAAACTTAATGACCAAAACTAAAGAACGCTATGTACCAGCAGAGGTTTATCATGCAGACCCAGCCTATTCTGCCAGCGACCTAAAGCTTATAACAAGCACTTGTCCACAAGTCTTTTATCAAAGTAAATACCAAAAACAAAAGATAGAACACGAACCAGCTTTAAAAAAAGCATTTAGAGTTGGTGAGCTATGCCACGCATTTACTTTAGAACCAGACAGAGCAAAGACATCTTATGGTGTTTGTCTTAGTAGAGCAACAAAAGCTGGTAAAGCACAAGCAGAAGAGATGGCAGCAAAAGGTATAGAACCTATATCAAATACAGAATACGAACTAGCATCTAATGTTGCTAATGCTGTACATAAACACCCTCTTGCCAAACAACTTCTTTCTAAAGGTTTTGCCGAACAAAGCTTTTGGAAAGATGATAAAGAAACAGGGCTGTCTTGTAAAGCAAGATGCGACTTTATTAATGGCGATACTATTATCGACCTAAAAACAACTGGCGAGGGTAACAGCAACCCAGATAAGTTTATAAAGTCAGTTGCGAACTACCTTTATCATCTTCAAGCTGCTCATTACTTAGAAGTAATAGGTGCAAAGCGATTTGTATTCATAGCAGTTGAAAAAGTCTTTCCTCATGCCATAAGCATTACAGAATTAGACGAAGATGCGCTTGCCGAAGGCAGATGGCTAAGACAAGAAGCACTTAAAAAGATTAGCCAATGCCATACAGATTCTTATTGGCAGGGCTACTCAGAAGAGATCCACAAACTCAGCTTACCAAGTTGGGCATACAAACAAACCTAAAACAATGACAGAAACACATCCATGCGCTGCAGTAGCAGCAGCTTTACAAAAAGCACAAGCAGAATTTCCAACAATGGGTAAGACCAAACAAGTTGGTGTAGGTTCTTTTGGTTACAGCTATTTACCTTTGGAGCAAATGCTTTCTTTGGTTACACCTGTACTTCTTAAGAATGGTCTTTGTATATCTCAAGGCTTTGGCTGTAGTGCTACAGGCGAAACACTTATAGTTACAAGACTTATTCATAAAAGTGGTGGCATGATTAAAAGCGAACTGCCAATATTTTTATCAGAAAAAGATATGGCTAATCCTAAGAAAAACCAAACTCATATATGGGGTGGTGCAGTTACATACCAAAGAAGATACAGCATTAAGTTGATCTTAGGTCTTGAAACAGATATGGATTTTAATATGGAAGAAGAAGAAAAAGTGCAAGAAAAAAAGATTAATAAAGGCGAAGTTATAGAAACATTGCGAGAACAAGTACAAGCAAAGGTATCTAACAAACCAGATACCGATGCAACTTTTGGTCTAGCAAAAAAAGCTATCGAAATTGCTTCTTCTGAAGATCAATTAACAGACCATAAAAAAAATATTGCCACTAGATTTGCTCAGGGTAAACTTACCCAAGAACAAAAACTCGAACTAGACAGAGCAATTATTTCAAAACAAATGAAACTTAAATGATTGACCAAGCTTATCTTTCAACCAAAGACCTCGCAGAAAGATATGGTATTACACAAAGAACCATCAAGAAATGGCGAACTAATACCAGAAGAGGTAAAGCAGAAGGTCCAGAGTGGTACAACGTATCACGACAGGCTACTGCTATGGGGCAACCTCTAATCAGATATGCCCTCCCTCATGTTCTTGCATGGGAAGAAACAAATTCAATTACACCTCTCAAATCTTTTTAATTATGGCTTACGAAACTATTTTTACAGGGCGTTTAGTCCTTTTCAATAACTCTGAAAAAAAATCAGAAAAATCACCAGACTTAGGTGGCAACATAGAATACACTTTGCAAGATGCTATGGCATTAGCAGAATGGATTACAGCCCAAGAAGGCGAAGATAATTATGCTGGCGAAAAGGTAGTCAAAATACCTGTAAGTGCTTGGCATAAAGAATCTAAAAATGGCACCTCTTTCATATCAGGTTCAACCTCAGTACTAAAAACTGAAAAAGAAGAATTACCTTTTTAAAATGGCAAAGATTTTAAAACAAGTATCTAACCCTAAACTTCCAAATAATGTTGCAGTATTTCAAGACCATCTCGCACTTGGTCTTGAGTGCTTTGATCTAGATTGGTTTGACTTTAGACCACACACTTGCGAAAACAAAGATTATGGAACTGGCATTTTGTTTAGTCAATTAAAAGATGTTTCTGAAGAATTTGCTGCAGAATTTTCCATAATTGTTTCTAACGAAGGATTGCATCTACCTAATCAAAAAATCTTATTCTTCAGTAATGAACAACCACCAACTAAAATGGCCTTACTTGTTTTATCAGCTATGGTCTCACATGAACCACTTAACTTTGAATGTCCAGAATGCGAAAACCATTAGTAGTAGATTATGCCGATCTTATGGGCAAAACAGTAGTTAGAACATTTGACAAAGCTGTTTTTAAATGTATAACTATTAACTGTGTAACAAAGGAAGATAAACTTTTTATAACTATTATCAGACGAAGTGATTTTGTTACTGATCCTAAAACTCCTAATGAATGGGGGCTAGGTAAAGTTGACAAGCAAATGCTTATTGATTGGGATAACTTTTTTGAAAACTATGAATTTTCTGAAAAAGATTGCGCCACCATGTCTGGTAATAATTTCACTAATAATGTTATACAAGCCAACTGGCAGCACATAAAAAAAGTATTTTTAAAAGATTTTAAAGACGGATCACATGGGAAATCGAATCAATCTAAATGACTTAAAACAATACATAGTTGATAAAGGTTTTATTGTCGAAAAGTATTGTTATAAATGCAAAAAAGTAAGTTATCGTAACGAGAAAGATGCAAAAGTTATTGCTTCTGAAATGTATAAACAAGGGAAAGGTCATACCTTTGCATATGCTTGTACAAAAGGTAATGGGTGGCATCTTACCTCTAAAAAACCAAGAAGTGCTTGTTGCCCTAAAGTAAGAAAGCAAGCAAAATCAAATAGACACAACTGTTGGAAAAAATAATGGAAAATATAAAAAAACAAAAACTTATAAAAGAACTGCAAAGACAGGTTGCAGATTTGCGTAAATTTCAAGAAGATTTTAAAAAAAATATTCCTGATGGTGATAATATGAATTTAAGGGATTTACAATATATGAATGGAATAATGGAAAAAATGAAGTTAGAACATGAAACAGTTTTAAGAGAATATTTCAACTTTAAAGAATCATGAGTGATCCAAAAAAACTTTTTCGTTTAAAAGAAATTAGGAGGAAAAACCTTGAAAAAAATTTATTAGATGTTGAACTAAAAGGCTATGACCATTATGTTTTTATGAACGATAGAAACAAAGCACAAGTTGTAAGTAAAGATGGCAAATGGGTTACTGAACATATAAGAACAGCAATTCTTAAATTTAATTATGAAGTTGATAAACTAGAAAAATTAAAGGTCAAAGATTTTACAGATAAAGAGGTTATTGAATATGAAAAAACTTTTTTATCGGGTTAGTCTTTTTTTCTTTTCTTACTTCTTTAGCAACAAGATTAGCTTCTAATTCAACCAACCTACCTAGTAAAGAGGCAAGAAAAACATCTTGTTCCATTTGATGTCTTACTAAATGAGTGCAGTATCTTTTTATATTGTCATAGTCATTGCTTTTCATAATTTCTCTACATCTCATTTCAACTGATAGTTTTAGCTCTGTTGGAGCTTCTTCTATTTCAATGTTAAGAAATTTTTTGATGTTCATTTTACAGGAAATAATTTTTCTTCAAGCATTTTTACTATTGCATCATCAACATCATTATCTGACTTTGCGGCAAGATCCTTTAATAGGCTCAAGGCAGCTTTACGCAGTGATTCAGATTTACCAAATTTAATAAATAAACCAATTAAAAATTTAGACATTGTGTTTTATGTTCTTTCCTTAACATACCAAACATTATCGGTTTTGGCCTTCTAGCCTGCTAACCGCTTGCGATAACTTGTTTAACCTGTTGTAAATATCTATAATGGTTTGTTCTCTGCGATTACTTATATTAGATAGCACCATGACAAAAGCAGTAGCTGCTGCGCCGATTAACATAGCCTGTACCTCTGTCATTTGCCAAAATGCGTAATTATATCTAGTATGACTAATAAAACAAGTTATGGCAGAAGAGATTAAAAAAGGTCCACTACAAAAATTAAAAGAAAACATTACTGATAAGGAGGAGCAATTAGCTTTTATATCTGTAATCGTAAGACTTGGTGTTGTCGCTTGGAGTGGCTTTATAGTGTCCCTTAACTACATTTCTTTGCCGGGCTACAGCAATGAGCCAAAGGATATAACTTTTCCAGCAAGTTTGCTGACAGGAGCCCTTGCCAGTTTTGGTTTAGAAGGTGCTAAAAAAAGAGGTGATGGTACTTTTAAACCTGATGAAAAACCATTAAACAAGAAAGAAGTTGAAGCGTTACTAGCACAACAATCTGGTGGTTATCAAACAGTTAGAATAGAAACACCTATAAAAATTATTGGTACTAAAGTAGTTGATCCAAAAAAATGAAAAAACTTCTTCCATTCTTGTTTTTATTATCAGCACCAGCTTACGCTGATATAACACAAAAATTTACTACATCTGCCCAGATTACTGTTGATATGCCGTACTCTGTTACGAATAAATTAGGTACGACATATTCAATATCAGGTAACAACATAACTCCTTCAGTTACTAGTGGTGGATCTACTACAGCACAACAAATAGGTGGTTTAAATTTAGGCAGTTTAACCGCAGGGGTTCCAGCTTTAATACAAACTGATAAATCAGTTACAACAGCAGGGTCAGCATTTAGTTTGACAGAAGCAATAAATATGGGTGATGCAACGCCTTCTGCTGTTACTCCTTCTAGTGGTATAGCAGCATTACCTCATCTATCAGGACAAACAACAGTAGGAAGTGGTGGTACTCTTGGATCTGGAGCTATGACTTCTTTATCATCAGGTGTTCACACTTGTAGTGGTGCATTTGGTTCTGGTTCTAGCTGCATAGGATCAACTAC